TGATTAAAGCAAGTCAAGCAATCCTGTCGCCTACACAGCAACAAACTGCATTCACGCCTAGCGTACAGACCACAGAAGCAGGCGCTACTGTTACCACTACGCCAGGCGTGGGCGCTGCAAAGCCAACCGTTGAGATTGGTAGGGCAGGTGGATTGCAAGCCCCTGCGCCAACAGTTGCAGCGGGGCAAGAGGTTGCGCCTGGTATGCGAGTGCCTTACCCTGTGCGTAGGGCAGATCAACCCTACAGACCTGAACCTACCGAAATTGCAGACCAAACGTCAGGCGTTGAATACCGTAACCGCATGGTAAACGCACAGGGCAATTTGCCTGAAAACCGCCGTAACGTAGAGGAAGTGATTAAACAAGCCAACCTTATCAATGCAGACCTATACGACATTGAAAAAGGTGGCGGTGTGATTGGTAAAGTAGGTCAAAAAATTCGTATGGCAATCAATAGCGCCGAGTACGACATTTTGGCTAAAGACCTTGCACGGTTGGCTTTGTCTAACGCAAATGCAATGGGCGGCGCAGGCAATACCGTTTCAGGTTTGGATATGCAGCAAGTGGCAAACGGCACAATCAAAATGCCACCTGAAAAGCTAGTAGAAATTGCCCGTAGGGTGCAAGCCGACCAAACTAACCTTGATTTGCAAGCAAGGGGCGCACAGCAGTTTGCTCAAAAGTTTGGCGATAACAACATGAAGGCTTATCAGCAAGCATGGAATGCTAACGCTGACAGCAAGGTGTTTGAGGCCATGAACATCTACAACGCTATTTCTGATCCTGCAAAACGCAAAGAACAAATTGATAAATTGCTTGGAAGTGATGAGAAAAAGCGTAAAGAATTTTTTGACAAATACCAAAATATTCAAAAACTTTCTAAAACAGGGAGTTTGTAAATGGATGAGCTTGGCGCACTAATTTTGGGCAAAGCGCCCGAAACATCAGCTAAACAGTTAACAGAAAAATCTGCATCTGTCATTACAGATCAGTTGCTAGACAGCTTGCGCCGTGTTGAAAGCGGCAAAGATCGGTTTGCAATCAACAAAGAAACTAAGGCTATGGGGCCTTATCAATTCTTGCCTGAAACCGTGCAAATGCTTCATAAGCAGGGCATTGAGTTCAACCCATTTAATGAAGAACAATCAAGAGCAGCAGCCAAAACCTATCTTGAACAATTGGTACAACGCAACAAAGGCGATGTAAACAAAGCATTAGCGCAATACGGCGGGTTCATTACCAAAGACCCTACGGCTTACGTCAACAAAGTAACTAGCGGCGCACAAACGCCACAAACGCAACAAGCTGCACCTGAAGATGATTTGGGTGCATTGATACTTGGCAAGACACAACCCAAGCCGCAGGCTCAACCACAAGTTCAGCCGCCCCAAGCCCCAATTGCAGGCCCTGAACAAATCCCAACAGGCGGTTTGACAGCGCCAGCACCGCAACCAACCGTAATGGGTCAGTTGGTCAATAGATTTATGCAGCCGCAAAAAGCTGTGCCATCAATGGTTGCGTCTGCTTTAGAAGCAAGGCAAAAAATTGGTGAACGTGTTGCTGGTGGCATAGACACTTTATATGGTGTTGTGCCGCAACTTTACGGCGCAGGGGTTCAAGCATTGGCTAGAACAGCCAACACACCTGAACGTGCCGAACAGATTGGACAGGCAGCGGCGGCAACAATTGAAAAGCCGTTAGGCAGGGCATTGGGCATTACAGGCAAGGAAACATATCAACAGCCTTTGGGCGGCATTACAGAGCCAATTGCCAAAGAGATAAACAGAATGTTTAACGTGCTTGGCATGACCCCTGAACAGATTTCAGAGAAAACGGGCATACCTGCCGCCGACATTAGAAACATGGTGGTTATTGGTGGTGCAGCCGTACCACAGGCGCTTAAAGAAGCTGCGCCTGTTGCCAAGCAAGCAGCGCAGGCCGTAGCCAAACCTATCCGTGAAGCCGCTGCAGAGCTTGAGGTGGTCAGGCCATTGTCCAAAGAGCAAGCGCAGGCACAATTCCAAGCCAAAAAAGCCCCTGCAGGTAGCGCAGGTGCTGCGGCGGTTCAAAACAATCCTTACTTTGGAAAATTTACAGGTGAGGAAACAGGCGGTAGAGAGACTTTCCCCGCTATCAAGCTGACTAAAACTCCAACGGATGTTCCTGTTGCCGAGCAAAAACTTAGGTCAGAGCTATTCCAAGAAGTGCTGCCAGGGCTTAAGCCAAGGCCAGGCGTGGTGACGGGTAATGAAAACCTGTTACGCAATGAACACGCTTTGGCAAACATGGCAGACCCATCAGAGCTTGGCTTAAAGATGAAGCAGCAAATTGCCAACGAACAGATTGGCCTTTCAAAGTTTGCTGAAGACCGTGTAAATGCTACGGGCGCATCACGGAGCTTAATCAATGATGAACAACGTGGTGGTCGCATAAATGATGTATTTCATGGCATTGACCCTAGTGACGCATCTTCTGCAAGCATCACGGGTTATTTGAACCAAGCAAAAAAACAAGTTTACGATTCAGCCTTTCAAAGGGTTGGCAACAATCAAATCAAAACCACACACGTTGATGATTTATTAAAAAATCCACAATGGGCAGCGGGTCTAAAAATCAAAGGCGTAGAGGGCGTACAAGCCGCAGCCAAAGAATATTTGAATCTTGCTAAAACAGTTGGTTTTGAAGATGTGGGCGGCGTAATGCACCCGCCTGGTTCTGTTGCTGCCTATGACGCTGTGCGTAAAGCCATGAATGCAGAATGGACACCGCAAAATTCAAGGGCAATTCAAAAAGTTAACGAAGCTATTGATAAAGACATAGCGGCGGTGGCTGACCCCAAACTTTACAAACTTGGCGACAAAATCCATCAAGTTGAGAAAACTATTTTGGGTTCTAAGGGCATCAACAAATTGTTTGGTGAGGTTGATGCTAACGGTGTTTTGACTTCAACAACGCCATTAGAAAAAATCCCATCCAAGCTAAACAACTTGCCTAAAGATCAATGGCGGCACATTCGGGACACATTGTCTGAATTGGCTAATGGCAGGGTTAGGGGTGCGCCTGAAGGTATGCCGCCTGTACCACAAGAGTTACGTCAATCAGCCGCAGCCGCTGTTGCTGAAATTGATGGTGCTTTAGCCCGTGAAGTGTACGCAGCAGGTACAAAAAATGCAGGTGAATGGAGTTCACAAAAAGCCAACAATGTTCTGAATTCAGTCATAGGCCAAAAAATTGTAGAAACATTCCCACCTAGCGAAGTACAGAAATTTCATGCATTGAACTATGTTGGTCATTACACGCCACCATTAAAGTACGAAGGTGCTGCTTTGCAGGGCCGCCGTGTTGGTCTTATTGAAAAGGGCTTGCCTGCTACTGGCGCAACTGTTGGAGGCGCAATAGGCGCATTCTTGGGCGAGGAAGCTGGCGCAGGCGCAGGTGCATTTATTGGTCGTGAGGCAGGTGCAAGAATGCAAGCTGCTAGGGCCGCAAAAGCTGAAGTAAAAGCCGCAAAAAAAATGGAAAAAGAAATGGAAAAGGCTGCAAAATTGGGCCAACAGACAGGCAAAAACAAACTTAGCGATATGTAATGGACAATCAGCAAATTTTTAACATCGTGGTGAGCTTTGCAGGCTTTTTGGCTGGTTGGGTGCTTAACAACATCACCAAAAGCCTGTCACGCATGGAAGACCGTTTAGAGGAATTCCCACAGCGGTATGTGGCAAAGGATGACTACCGCAGGGACATTGATGAGCTAAAAGAAATCTGTAAGCAGATTTTTGACAAGCTGGACAAAAAGGCTGACAAATGAGCGATGAAAGCCCTAAAAGCGCTTTGATCGAAAAGATCACGTTTGCAATTTTGCCTTTGCTTTTTAGCTGTGTAGTTTATTTAATGTCTGCGCTATCCAACCTAGCGCATGAAGTGACCATTCTGAACAGCAAGATTAGTTTGGTGGTTACATCTGACAACAGGCAAGCACCCAATAGCGGGGCCGAACTTGCCCGTGAAAAACTACGCCAAGATTTGGAAAAAGAAATTCAACTTAACCGTGACCAAATCCATTACAACAGGCAGTCCATTGCAATACTTGAAGAACGTGCCAAACACACTTGCGAGAAAAAATGATTACTCTACTTTCCACCATTGTTTCATTCCTAATGGGCGGCTTGCCCAAGCTGCTAGAGGCTTTTCAAGACCGTGCTGACAAGAAGCATGAGCTTGCCCTAGCCCAAATGCAGATTCAACGTGAGCTAGAAATGCGTAAAGCAGGGTTTGAGGCGCAAGAACGGATTGAACACATCAAGTCCGAACAACTGGAGATTGAAACAAAATCGTCAGAAAAAACGGCTTTAATTGGCGCACAGCAAGCGGAGATGCAAGCCATCTATGCTCACGATATGAGCCTGAACGAAGGGACTAGCCAATGGATGCACAATTTAAGAGCGTCAGTAAGGCCCGTTATCACTTACGGCTTCTTCTTTCTGCTAGTGGCAATCGACCTGACCCTAGCATGGCATGGTATTGCTTCTGGCGTTACTTTTGAAAAGCTTGCAGAACAACTTTGGGATAACGAAACCCAAACCCTATTTGCGTCCATCATAGCGTTTCACTTTGGCGGCAGAGCGTTTGGCAAATGAACGTCAGCGCCAAAGCCCTGAAGGTCATTAAGCACCATGAGGGCATAAGACAAAACCCATACCGCTGCCCCGCAAAGCTGTGGACTATTGGTGTGGGCCATGTGCTTTACCCCGAGCAGGGCAAGCTAAAGATAGAAGACCGTGATGCCTACCCGCTGCGTCCTGAAGACAACCGCAAGTTTTCTATGGAAGAAGTAGATTCCATACTTGCGGCAGACTTACAGCGGTTTGAGCGTGGCGTAGAAAAGTTTGTGCCTGTACCCTTAACTCAAGGGCAATTTGATGCCTTGGTGTCGTTTTCGTTCAATGTAGGGCTAGGCACACTCCAACGATCTACGCTACGTCAAAAAGCCCTGCGTGGCGATATGGCAGGCTCAGCAGATGAGCTACTCAAATATTGCATGGCAGGCGGCAAGATTCTTAAAGGGCTTCAAAACAGGCGCATAGATGAACGCGCCATGTTTCTTAGTCTTTGAGAATGTGGATGGCGACCAATACCGCCAGCACCAGCACCGCACCGCCAAGCAATAAAAGTAAAAAGATTTCTAGCATGGTATTGCCAAGCGCCATTCACGTTCCTGATTACCTGTGCTTGATTTGACGGTCTTGCCTGTAAGCATAATCAACCCGTCTTTTTGCAGTTCAGGCAACCGCCTAGAAATCTGAACGCCATCAAGCCCTGTAAGTTTGGCAATGCCATCCTTGCCTAGCGGCCCGTGCTTTGCCAGGCACTCCATAATTGTATTAACGTGCTTGTTGGCAAATTTAGGGGCCACATCAGCCGCCATGAATGATGTGATGGGGTCTAAAGACCTGGCTCTAATGTGTTCAAAACTCATCGTCAAACCCCAAGTCTTTAGGTTTAGGATCGTTCAGGTAAGCCCAACCGTCCCACCCGCCATCTTTAAGCGGAATAACGTCCAGCTTCAGCATATCGCCATTTTTTGTTTCGATAATTGAGCCTATACGCTGGTAGCGGTTTTTGGATGCGCCCTGGGCATTGGTGTACTGCCCTACGATGCAGGATATTTCTTTCTTGAGCTTAGACATTTGGGTTTCCTAGTGAGTTGAGTAAATTAACCTTGGATTCGACTTCTGCAAGAAAAGTCTGAATTTCATCTTCTATGTGGGCAATGTAGTCTTCATCACGTTCTATGCGTGTGACAAACAATTGCAAGTGTTTAGGCATACGGGGGTCAAACACCACATAGTCGCAAAACACCCTGTCCGTGCAAGCAAGCTGAAACTGGATTTGGGTGAAATACTTTTGTGGGCATTTCTTGGTCAACAGGGTTTCAATCATGGTTGCCGTATTTGGGCACTTAATCTCTACCAAGCCATTGACCCCCACAAAGCCATCAGGACTTGCCCCTGCCATCAAAATGTTAGGGTGAGGCACAAACCCCACTTCTTCCACAATCACGCCCTTGGCTAACTCATAAGCCGCCCTAGCAAACGGCTCTTGGTCTGTACCCCATTGCATAGCAGCGTTGGAATAAGACTCTGTAGGCTTTTGGGTCATACGTTCCACCACCAGTTGCGCCATGTAGTTTTCACGGCTAGTGCTGTAACCTGTCTTGGTCTTGGCAATCACGTCAGCCACCCTAGAGGCCGTGACCTTGCCCAAACGTGCGGTAAACCATTCGTCTGTGCGTTGTTCTATCATTTCTATCATTTATTGCTCCTTTGCTTTCTTAATACGTGCGGCTTTAGCTGCCATCACCCGTGATTGCCATGTTTGATCGCCATTACAGGCTTCATACGCGGCTGCGTAGGCGGTCTGCAGTTCTTCTTTGTTGGTGGTAGCGTCTATTGCTGCAAGGTGGTCAGCCATAGCACTTGCGTTAACCTTTGGCTCTTGCTTGCGACTAGCGGCGTTACCATCATCATCTTCAGGGGCTATCCCGCAAGCCGCCATTAAGCTGTAGCGCCTGGCATATGTAAGCGCCGAGCCATACCCTTGCGGGTCTTGTTTGGCAGCAGGGACATGGAGCTTGCCGCTGGACAGGCTTTCGCCTGACTCATGCAAGAATAAAGTCTCAACAATTACCCCGTCTAAACATTCGCTGGTTTGCTGCATCAAGAACACCCCATTTGCATTCAATGCATCGACCACGGCCTCCACACACGCACTCAAATCTGCGTATTTGCTCCTGAAATGCGGGTTGGTATTGCTTTTGAGGGCTGGCCCAAACTGATTTTGGGCTTTGACTAACGCTGTTGCTATTTTGTTCATAAAGTTCCTGCAGTTGTACTGTTTCAAAAAATTGTTGTTGGGACATATCAATAGACGTATTTAGGGCCGCAGGTCACTTCTATTACCGTTTCCACGGAATAGCCTGCAATCTGCCGCTTGGCGTAAAGAGGTATGGCACGTAAGCCTGATGTCTCGCATTGCTTTACAGCATCAATGACTTCATTGCGGCCCATAGGGGCTACACGGGCATCCACAACCAGTTCCTGATTGGGCGGTTTGGGTGGCTGAAATGTGCTGCAACCCGTGGTGATTACAGCTAGCCAGCAAAGTAGGGGGTAGGTAATCACTCGCATCACTCCTCCAAGATTTCTATAACGTCTTGGATTTCCTGCTTCATGCTGTCCAAAAGGTAAACGTATTCACGAATCTTGGACTC